AAGAGTTAGTTTCACATAATCTCCAAGATCATCTGTGCTATTCTGTCTATTTTTTGTATCTTGTCTCCTAAGATCAGGTACAGGAAGTTCAATTTGAAGTTCCGTACTATCAGCATATCTTTGGCTGAATTGTTGGAAGGTGAAAGACCTATGACGCAAGATTTGCGTAGCAATCGCCAACGAGGTATTAATTTCAACTGTGAGGAATGCATGTTCAAAGATGCTCCAGTGTTGATGCTTGATACAATATTTAAGCAATCCTTCAAAATTTGAATTCTCTTGATTTTTTGGATTACTTACTCTTGCACAGTAAGCAATATGATGTTCTGCGTTTGGTGTAACAGAAATAAGTTTAACGTCAGGTTTCATGATCCAAATCCTTTTGATGTATGTTTTTTTAATTTAACAAGTTGTTCTTCCACATCTCTTAATTGTATTTTCATCTCTCTAAGTTTTTCTGTGGAATAAAGATGATCTTGTTTGATCATTCTCTTAAGCAATTTAACCAATTCCGTTGCTCTACTAGTCATCATCCTCCTCAAATACTTCATCGTAATCAATAATTTCTTGATTACTTTCTACTTTATATGCTTGAACATCGGAATAAAGTTCTGCTTTTAAAGAATCCAAAAGCAATTCCATATTCCGTATAATCAGTTTAACTTTTTCTCTATCCATATAATAAAGTTATCTCTTCTCATTTTACCATAAAAAAAGGAGGGAATCAATCCCTCCTTTTAGATCAGCGCATTGCCATTGCTAATTTTGCTTGGTGTTTGCGTTGTTCTTTTTCTTTTTGTTGCTTGATCAAAACAAGCTGCCAGTTATTTTTAGTTTTCATTGAGGGTGCTCCTTTACTTTATGGGTATTGGTGCGTTCCTTCCCTTATTGGTACTTCCGTTTGCTATTCGCAAATAGCAAATGAACGTTTGATTATTTAGCATCACACATTTAAAAACTGTAGCAATAACTACAGTTTTGTATCATAAGGATACTATTTTCTTTTTTTCGTTTCTTTAGGAGTATAACCATAAACTTTTGGATTTACTCTTCCATCAGTCCATTTAATTTTTTGAAGTGCTCCTTTCCCATATTCATCATAATAATTATCAAACACTTCTACTATTCCTCCTGCTTGAACAATATCATAAGTTTCTTTTTCTTTCACAAGATAAGTCACGAGATAAGAATTGATAGGAAGACTTTTGTCCTTTGCGTCAATTGGATCACAATCTTTTTTCAAAATATTCATAATTATTTTCCTTATAATTAAGACCTTCCACCCCATTGAATATCTGGATATGCTTCAGATACAATGTCTTTTGTGATTTTATATTTTTCTTGCAGTCTTTTATCTTTTACTAAACATACAATTTCTGCTTCTTTTGGATGAAGTCCTTGAAGCATATTAATGAACATCATTTCACGACGAATAGAAGTCAAACCATTGTTTCCGCCCTGAATAAAGTTATAAAACATTTGATATTCATTACGAATTGAAGTATGACCAGCATTTGAATTATCAATAGTTCCAATTGAATCTGTTGAATTATAATTCATCGTTTCAACTTCTTGTCTCATTTTATCAGAAAATGATCCAGTAGTATTCAAATCTTCTTTGAGATCTGAATATGGAACATCTCCAGGGGGAAGAAGTGAATGAACACTTTCATCAAAATTCCAAATAAAAATTGCTTTCAATGATGGATGAGAATACTTTTGAAGCACCTCAACTTTTTTTGCCGTTGATCTTTGTTTTGATGCTAGATCTAAAATCTCAAAGATAAATGGATTTGGAGCAAGTTCAACAATACGTTCTGTAGTTGTTGAAGTTTTCTTTCTTGATGTTGTTTTCTTTTCAGAAGATAATGCGCTTGTTGTTGTAGCCATAATTTATAAAATTATAATGGTAAATAAAATTTAATCGTCTTCATCCTCATCATCAAATGCAGATTCATTTTCAAAACGAATCGCTAATACTTCATCAGGAATCAAATGTCCGTTTTCATCAAACATTTCAGGATGAACAAATATTTGTCGTGGCTGAGTTTCATAAGAATGGGATTTTGCCATCCAACCAATCATAGAACCAACAATTAAAAATAAGAAACTTACTAATCCAAAAAGCGTGAGTTCTGATGCTAACATTGGTTTTCTCCGAGATACTACGTTTTCTTAATCACTTTAAGTTCAATTCTTAAATGTATCTCTCTGCGAAGAAAAGAAAACATTTTTGAAAAAATGAACTTATTCATTTTTAACTCTGAATGTTTCTCTTCTCCTTTTTTGCGAAGCATTAACTCAACACCACGATTAATATCGTAGTTTTCAGAATTATTTATGATTCTCATTATAGCATATTATGTTCATTCAAATACTTGACCGTATCTGAACATCCACCTAAATGTTGTTGATTATAAATGACTTGCGGGAATGTAGAACCTTCACCAAATTCAGCATAGAATTCTTCTCTAGTGAAATTAGTTCCCAAATCATAATAAACAACCTGTTCTCCTTTTGTTGCGGAGACGTGACTTAGAACTGTTTTAACCTTGTCGCAATATGGACAACCGTGTCTTGAATAAACTGTAAAACTCATAAAACTATTAATAAGGGTATAAGAATTATTAAAATTGAAATTAAGATCCCCATTGCTTCAGAAGCAATGGGGTAAATACTGCCATCATTCATAAATGTTAAGATGCATTATTTCTTCTTGATCTGTACTTGTATAAATTTGTATTTGATTGTGGTTTCATCCAGTCCAATATAGCATTATATTTTTCTTCTGTAAAGAATTCTTGATTATAATACCAAGTTTGCCAATCTGTATGTGCCTTGGAACGATTACACGTTTCACAACAACAAATTACATTCGTAATAAAATCACTTCCACCTTTACATTGTGGAACTACATGATCAATTGTTAAATTCTGATCAGACCCACAATAAGCACATTGATGATTCCATTTTTCTCTAATTGATCTTCTCCATAATCGTTTTGCTTCTTGTGTTGATGAAGTTTTAAGATTAAAAAGGTATTCCTGGGGAGAAGAGTAAAGTTCCATAAAGTTTAGCAACTTATTGTTATTTATTGCTAGTCCTTATAACCCCTATAAGTTCTTTGAGTGTGATATAGATGTAATGAAACTCATCACAATAAGTGATGTCTTTGTCTCTTTCAAGAATCAGTAGGATTTTCTTTATCATATTTTTTCTTACAAATATCTCTTGCCCAAGCACGACTTAAACTATCAACATAAGAACATCCTTTTTTAGATTCCCCACAGTATGGACATTTTGCATCTGGGGGGTCCTTCAAGTATCCCTCAGGTGTATAAGTCATCTTCTTCTTTTTGAGATTTATAGATTGCTTATGTTTTCTGTGATTCATTTTGTTTATTATAAGATGGTTTCATCGGTCTGTAAAGGTTAGGCCAGGTATCTCTGATAATTTCTGCGAGTTTGTATGGAGTGTCTGAAGATATCATAGGTATTGTGTGATGGACATTATAAACATAAAGATTCCAAAGAGTTGGAAGAACATGAGAATGAGAAAGAAGTCCATAAAAAAAGGAGTCCTTTTAGAACTCCTCTATTTATTTTTCAGGTTTTATATCACCCGATGGTTGGTGCAGTCAAAGCAACTGGTGTTGCTTCAGCAGCAGCAAGGTCTAAAGGAAAATTATGTGCGTTTCTTTCGTGCATTACTTCAAAACCGAGACCAGCACGGTTCAAAATATCTGCCCAAGTAGGAATAACACGTTCTTGATTATCTTTGATAGAACCATTGTAATTAAATCCGTTCAAATTGAATGCCATCGTAGAAACACCAAGAGCGGTGAACCAGATACCTACAACAGGCCAAGCGGCGAGGAAGAAGTGAAGTGAACGAGAGTTGTTGAACGATGCATACTGGAAGATCAGACGACCGAAATAACCGTGAGCAGCAACGATGTTATAAGTCTCTTCTTCTTGACCGAACTTGTAACCATAGTTCTGTGACTCATTCTCAGTGGTTTCACGAACCAGTGAAGA